GATGGTCGTCGCACCGAAGTCGCCGAGTCGGTACGTGGCCAGCTTGGCCTGGTCGTTCATCAGGACCGAGGCCATGGCATCCACTGCGGGCTTTGTGCCGCGCTCCATGCGCCAGCGCTGCAGCCCCAGCACTGCTTGCCAGTGCTTGATGTATTGGTCGAACTGTTGGGCTTGTTCGCGGGTGGGGGCGTTTACTGCTTTTGACACACGCCCCTCACGTAAGCCTGCAGTCCTATGACCTGCGCCGCCAGTCGGTCAGCATCTTCTGCCACTCCAACAAGAGCTGATGCACACGCTCCGAGTAGCTGCCCCTCAATGGTTCCAGCATCAGCTCGGATGGGGGTGGCGGGAGCTTGGGTGGCGGCACCACGGGCGGCGAGCTGGTCGCGCAGCCGGCCAAGCTCAGCGCGAGCACCAGCAGCGGCAGCCTCAGCCTTGCGTTTGTCTTGCACATATCTGTCCTCCAGCTTCTTGCGCTCGGCCACCAGCTCCTGCTCGCGCTCGCGGGCGGCCTTCTCCGCGGCCAGCTCCTTGGCCTGGTACTCAGCTCGCACGGCTTTCTTGCCGTTGAGGTATGCCTTCCAATGCGTGCCAGCCAGGACGGCCAGCACGATGGCCACGATCACGAGCCGGATGTACATAGTCGGTACTCCTGCTGCCGCCTGATCGTCAGGCCCCGTAGTGGTTGCCCCTTGAATTTGTCCCAGCGCAGGATCTCCGCGCAGGCGCCGGCGTAGTCCTCGGCGTTGAGCTTCCTGACCAAGGTGCTGCCGCAGAACGCGGTCGGCCCGATGTTGTAGGACAGGCTGATGTAGGCGTCGTACTCATGCTGGTGCAGCGGCACCTTGACGCAGCGCTTGAGTGCACCCTCAAACTTCTGGACGTCCTGCAGGGCCCTCGCCAGGGCCTTGGGAGGTGTGATCGTGTCGCCGGGCTTGACGCCCTCGGTGGTCCCGAATCCGATCGTCGGAACGTCACCCGGGACCGGCGTGTAGGCCCGGTCGCTGTAGCCCTCGTGAAGCGCGATGCCGACTAGTGCTGTAGCACTTAGTGCTAGGCCGGCGAGCTTCACGCGGTCCATTTAATCCTCGTCGCGCATTCGCTTGTCGTGCTCGGCCTGGCGTCGCTTGTCCTCTTTGTGCTTGTAGTACCAGTTCACGCCGAGGCCGGCGATACCGATGCCGAGGCCGGCCAGCATTCCGAATTCAGAGGAGAGAAACCAGGCCACCACGCTGGCACTCGCGCCGGTGTAGGTCGCTTTGCTGCCCGCGGCCGCCAACGTGGCGTCAAGTGTTGCGTGATCGGCTGACACTGCTCTCTCCTTACTCTTGAACAGGCGCAGCATCATCTGTCGCCTCCTTGGGGATCTGCTGCTCGGCTTGTGCGCGGACCTTGGCGGCCAGGGGCCAGACGTTGGTGCTGGTGGGCAGTTGGCCCATGACGTTCAGCAGCGCGTTGACTTCTTGCAGGTCGAGCTTCAGAGTGATTTCCATTTGGATCTCCAGTGGGTTGTCGTGGGTTTCTCTGCACGGTGCTGTTTTCGCACCGCTGCAGGCATTTTATTAGGCAGCCCAGGGCAGCGGCGGCGTGATGACCGGGGGGTTGATCTGGTTGTCGATCTGCTGCTGCACGGCGGCCTCGGTCGCGGCCTTGTCGACGCCGTTGGCCCAGCACCAGCCCAGCACCTGCTCCTGCGTAAGCTGGTCGTAAGGTGTGAAGCTGCCCTCGGGTGCGGGGAAGCTGCAGGTGCTGTAGACGCTTGCGCCGTGGTTGCCGTCCACGCCAGTGCAGCGCCAATGCGCCACAACCACAACGTCGGTGTGCTCGCCCTCGGTGGGCTTGACGTCGAGGGATTCGATTTTCCAGGTGAATGTAGCCATTTCAGTTGCCTTTCAGGGTTGCGAGTTCGGCCTTCACCGCATCGAGCTCAGACTTGAGTTCTCTGACGGCGTTGACGAGTGCGTAGACCAGGGACGAGTTGTCGACCATAAGAATGTCTGTGTAATCCTCGTCTTCCGGGTTGAGTTTTGCGCGGCGACGCTGGATCAACTCAGGCATGACCTCTTGGGCTTCCTGAGCAATCAGGCCCGTATACCTGCGACCATCAGTCGGAGTTTCTGCCTTACCGTTGTATTCAAAATCGACAACGTGCAACTTCAACAGATCACTCAATCCGCGCTGATAGTCCCCCAACACGGTCTTGACCCGTGCGTCGGAAGAGGAAGACCACGAGCCGCCGCCCGGTTTAGCAGCGTCACCCGCCGCAGCAAAGAACGCCCAGTTTGCGGTGGTGTTACTAGATACGTTTGCGTAGTAACCGTAACTTGTGCCATATCCGGCAGCAGCACCGAATGCGGTGGTAAGTTGCACGGCACAACCGTAAGCATCTCGCGTAGACCCGCCTCCGTAACTGCCAGCAATTCTGATAGATTGACCTACAACTGGAACACCGTCCCACATGCTCATTTCTGAAAATATGGCGCTCAGAGGCATTCCTAACGCAAAAGCATTTGTAGTATTTGGTTGCCCGTAACTGTTGAAAGTCGGCCCGGCGTAAAGATAAACCGGTGGCCTGTCTCTGCTGTTTTGGTTTGCGAAGTTTCCGTTATTGTTTAATGTGAACGAATAAGAGCCTCCGATCCGCGCACTGAACAAAGACCCGTTGGGGGCCAGACCGCCGTTGTATTGCAACAGCATTCCGATGTTGTCTTGTGCACCTTGATTGTCCCAACCGGCATTGAAGTAATAAGTAGGCAACGTGCCGCTGGGTGTGCTGGGCTGAAGAGCCGCTAAACGTGTTGCTAAGGTCGAGGGGTTGGTGCTGTTGATCCCAATGACGCCGCCCGATGTAATCCGTGCGCGTTCGGAGCCTGCGGTTTGAAATCCAAGAGAACTGTCAACAGACGCGTTCGCAAGGAACATCCCCGCATTCACACCGCCATTAGTTGTAAGCCGCACCGCAGAAGCGGTATTAATTGCGGAATTTACTGTCAGCGTAGAAGCGCCACCGCTATTCGCCAAATCCATCGCCTGCGTGAAACTGATGGCGTTTCCTGCGGTGCCGGAGGGGGCGGTGAACCACTGGTGCTGACCGCCGCTGCTCTGCTGATAGCGAGTTGCTACGTCAGACAGGACGTACTTCCATGTGCCGTCGTTGTAAGCATTGCGAGAGAAAATGCCCTCGTTGGATACGTCACCTAGCGCAACAGTTGTCGGAGAACCAGAAGGGCTGCGGTTGATCTGAATGACTTTGGAGCCACTACCCCAAGCACTCGGCGTCACCCCCAGACCGAGGTTGCCGGAGGCGTCGAGGGTCAATTTAATACTGTCTGCGACTGAAAAATACTGAGCCGCACCACTTGGCACAGTCGTATAAAGACTGCCGCTAAGACTGTATGTGCCAGCCATCGTGGTAGACGCATATGCGCCGTTAAACGAAATCGCTGGTAGCGTTGTGGCATTTGACAAAACACCAAGCGTAATAGGCGTGGCAGCAGTTGCTGTTTTTACATGTAGCGTTTGAGCAGGCGAACTCGTCCCAATGCCCAACCCGGTAGAGGTCAGGCGCATTTGTTCGGAAAACGTGCCAGCAGAACGCGATCCGAAGCGGATTGAATCACCAGAGGCAGCAAAGATTTGCAATCCTGCGCTGTCAGGAGTCCCAAAACCGTAGTTGGCATTTGCCGAGTAATAAGACCCGCCAAGTGCGGTAGAGATGTTCGTCCCATCAAACGTCAGCGCACTCCCCGTGGTCAGCGCCTTTGACGCATTGAGGTAGGCCACTCCGTTTGCGGTGCCGCCTGACAGGATCGGGTTGCTGCTGAACGTCTTGACACCTGCTGCGGTCTGATTAGTTGTCAGATCCATGTAACCAGCAGCCGGCAGGTACGCGGCCACCCAAGCGCTGCCGTTGTAGATCCGCGTTTCATTGGCCACCGTGTTCCAGTACAGGTCGCCTGCCGTCACCGCGTTGCCGTTGCCGTCGACCGTAGGATCGGACGACAGCGGACCCAGGTATTGAGCGCGGAAGTTGAACAGCGCCGTGGACGCGGTGCTGGCCGAGCTGGATGCGCTCGACGCGCTAGACGACGCGCTCGAGGCGCTGGAGCTGGCCGACGACGCGCTCGCAGCCGCTGCAGCAGCAGACGCAGCCGCCGACGTCGTCGATCCGAAGATCGTGTCGATGTAGTTCTTGGTGGCCGCGT